TATCCGAGCGCCGGCAGCACCGAGGTCGATCGCGTCGTCGTTTGGTCATACAAGGAAGGCGCGGACGTTTGGTGGATCGGCGAGCTTGATCGCACTGCCATGATCGACCGCTCGATCGAGCTTAACCCGATCGGGGTCGACAGCTCTGGCAATATCTATAACCACGAGATACCCGGCGCTGGGGATGATGGAAACCCGCTGGCCTACTCGATCGAGACCGGCGGGGCCTATATCGACGAGGGCGAGAACCTGTACGCGATCCGGCAGGCAATACCCGACTTCGTGCTGACCGACAGCGACCTGTCCAACGCGCTCAAGCTGCAATTCTTTTCAAAGATCTATCCGCAAGGCACAGAGACCGCCGGTGCGATCAATGACGTGATCAGCACGACGACGACCGTGGACACGCGGATCACGGGCCGCAGCCTGCGGTTCAAGGCGTCGAGCAACTCGGCGCAGCTTGCGTGGCGCGTCGGCAAAATGCGCTTCGATGTCGAGCTTCTGGACGCAGCACGCTGATGGTCGCGCGCTTCCCGGACCCGCCCTCGTCTGCTGACAACTTGCAGATCTGGGCGGCGGATCTCGTGCGCGCGCTCAATGCCGCGTTTGACAGCAGCAGCGAGCGCGTGGCCGGCGAGTTCACGGTGACGACGACGGCGACGACCCGCACGTTGGACGCCTCCACGGCCACGGTCGCCGATGTCGCGAATGTCCTGGGCACGCTGATCGAGGACCAGCAGGGCCGCTGATGGATAGGCTGGATCGACTGCAGCGGGCGTTGAATTTCGCCGGGGACACGCACGCGCTCGAGCATGTCGCGCAGGCGGTAAAGAGCGGTGAGGCCAATTGGTGGCGGGGCGAGCGCTCGGACATCATCACCGAATTTTACGAGTACCCGCTGTCAGGCCGGGCCTGCCGCGTTTGGCTGGCGAGCGGCGACATGGCTGAGTGCTTAAGCATGTATGACGATATTGAAAGCTGGGCTCGGGCGAATAACGCCGAGCGGATGGAGATCGTTGGCCGACCCGGCTGGCGGAGAGTGATGGCTGGTCGCGGTTTTACCGAGGCCGGAGTAGCGCTGAGAAAGGGGCTGCGGACATGAGCAAGGGCGGGACCAAGACGGCGACGACGACGACGGAGATCCCGGAGCCGTATCGCAAATTTGCTGAGGGGCAGCTAGCGACCGCCGCGACGTTGCAGAACCGACCCTACATCAGCTATCAGTCCCCGCTGATCGCGGACTTCACGCAGCGGCAGCAGCAGGGCCTCGACCAGCTGGCGAGCTATCAGCCGGCGGGCGACTACGGCGCGAGCGTGGCGCAGGATCTTGCCGGATACCAGGGCGGCCAGATCGCGGGCTCTGATCTGAGCGCGTACAACAACCCCTACGAAGACATGGTCGTCAGCCGGTCGCTGGCCGACATTGACCGCGCGCGGCAGATGGCTCAGCAGAGCGTTAATGATCAAGCCGTGGCGGCTGGCGCTTTCGGCGGATCTCGCGCCGGCGTGCAGGCTGCGCTGACCAACGAGGCCTATGCCAAGCAGTCGGCCGACACGGCGGCTCAATTGCGCCAGGCCGGGTTCTCGAACGCTCAACAGCTGCGACAGCAGGACATTGCGAACCAGATGGCTGCGGCTGAGACGCGGCGGGCGGCGGCGGGGCAGCTTGGTGCGGCCCAGCAGGCGCAGGACGCGGCTCGCATGGGGCAGATCAACGCGCTCCTGCAGGCCGGTGCCGCTGAGCAGGGCATGACGCAGAGCAACCTCGATCTCGCCTATCGGCAGTTCCTTGAGGAGCAGAACTACCCGCTTGCGCAGCTGGCGCTGGGTCAAAGCATCCTGGGTCAGACGCCGATGGGCTCGACCACGCGCGCCCCGATCCGCACGGGCGGGTTTAACCTTGGCAGCTTGTTGGCTGGTGCAGGCTCTCTGGCCATGGGTCTGGGGCCGCAAGGCCTGGGTCTGCTTGGCACTGCGGCAGCGGGCGCAGGCGGCGGGGGCTTCATCAACACTTTCGGCCAGTCGGTCGGCTAGCGGAGACTGATGATGGCTACACAAGTTCCGATGGCGACGCCCGGCTTGCTCCGGCAGCCGATGCCCTACGTCAACCTCGGCCTGCTCGCGCCGCAGGGTCAGGCGCAGCGCCTGCAGGCTCCGGCCCCGTCGCTTGGGCAAGCGCCTGACGCCCTGGGCGGGCTCGGCGAAGGCGCTCAAGCGCTCGGCCAGAATTTCCTGGAGATGGCCAAGGCCCGTCGCGAGGCTGGCCTGCAAGCGCAGAGAGCGAACCTGCTTGGTTTGCAGATACGAGATGCTCAACTGAGCTTTGACCAGAAGAAGTTGGAAGAAGCGCGACAAGAGGCATACTTTGGCCCCGGCGGCACGCTGGCAAAGCTCGCGGAGAGACTAAACGCAGGCTCATGGGCGGTAAAAGAAGCCAACGACAGAGCGCAGGCTCAGCGCGGCATGCCTGGCCCTGGCGTTACCGCCGCTCCCATAGTCGAGGTCACCTCGCAGGAGCTTCCTTCGCCGCCTTTGCAGGACCTTGATGCTTCTGCCCGAGAGGCGCTCGCGAACGACCCTGGCATGGCCATGCTGTTCCCTGGCAGCCAGCGCACGACCGGCGCAGCGCCTGCTCAGACCCTAACCATGCCGGCCTCTGATCAGCTGGCCGTTGAGCGTTTGGCGGGAGCGCCAGAGCAGCCGACGATGATGACGAGCACGGGCGAGATGATGTCTATCTCGGAACAGGCAGAGTCGCCGAGCCTTGCCCAAACCCTGCCGGATGGCGTGCGGCAAAATGTGCTTGCGATGCTCGAACAGTCCCGCATGCTGCGAGACGGTGAAATGGCCGCTAAGGCCTTGAAGTTGATCGCGGACTATGGCGACCCGCGAGAAGCGCAAAAAGCCGCGCAACCGATCTATACGGAATATAACAAGGACGCGCGGGCGTTTGAGGAAGCTTTCGCGAATTATAATACGCTGATTAAGAACGTGGAGCAAAACACGTCGGTTTCGGCGGTGGGCGCGATCAAGGCTTATTTCGGCATCTTGGAGCCGGGCAAGCAAGTCACAGAAGAGGAGGCCAGAAGCATTGCGGCAGGGCAGTCTTACGCGGAGCAATTGCAAATTGGTGTTCTGAAAGGGCTTGTCGGCAAGCCGTTCAGCAAAACATTTGCGGACGCCCTACAGCGATCGGCGCAGGCCGCCATGCAGGCGCGGCTTTCTCTACAAGAAAGGCGAGATGCTCGGACAAAAGCGTTTCTTGACAATATGCGCGCGCCGTTCGTGGGCGTTTTGACCCCAGACGTTGTGAAGGCAATTAAGGCCGGCCTGCCCCCTATGGGCTTTGGGCATACTTCCCAATTTGGGGATATGTCTACCTCCGCAATACCCAAAGCGCTTTTTTTTGAAAAACTGCCAAGCGGCATTGCCGTCGCGGAATGGTGGAGGAGCTTGTCGGAGGAAGAGAAACAGGGCGCAGTCAGGCTGCCGTATTGGGCCGATGTATTAAAGCAGCTGCGACAAAACCAAGATGCTGAGAAGACTGCGGCTGCGGATGTCGCCAAGGCTGACGCCGCTATTCGAGGGAGGAATTGATATGGCGGCTCTTACGCAGCAACAAATAGACGAGCGAGTAAACGACGCTAACGCCGCGACTGCTGAACCGCCTGTTCTGAAAGACGCGACGCTTGCGGCGTTACGCGGCATGCTGATCGGAACGGCGAGCATTCCCGGCATTCCTGGCGACATCCTAGCAATGGTGGAGGCCCTGACGGGGCTGGACGCCAATGTCTTTGAGGGAACGCGTTTTGAAGGAGGGCAGCAGTTTATAGACGCCGGACTGACGGATCTCGAAAAGGCCGGCGTGCCAAGGGGCGTGAGGGAATTTATCAACGAAAAGCCGGCCACGGCAACGGGCAGGTACGCGCAAACGATCGGTGAATATGTCAGCCCGTTCGCGATCGCTGGCGGAGCGGCGGGTCTTTTGCGCGGCGGAACGTCAGCAGCAAAGGCCGCCACGAATCAATTTCGAAATATGGGTCGAGC